TTTACAGTGGACACAGATACTGCTACAGTTGGTGGCAAAAAAGGAGGAGGTTACGGTTGTTCAGTTGGACCAGTAACAATAGAAGGATGATTAAATTTATAAAAAATTGGATTTGTAAAATATTGCATATTAAGCAATGTGCATGTCCAGACAAAAATAAAGTTGAACAAAAAGGATTTCCAATAATAAATGAAACACAAATTGTAAATCGTAAATTAGAAAAAATAAATAAAAAACATAAAAAGGATTCTGAGTAATGGCTGGATTAAGTGCATCAGGATTAAAAACACAAATTAGAAGTTATACTGAAACAGACTCTAATGTATTAACAGATTCTGTTTTAGAAAATATAATTCTTAATGCACAGTATAGAATATTTAGAGATGTCCCTATAGATGCTGATAGAAAACAACAAAGTGGTAATTTAGTTACTGGACAAGAAACTATTAACGCACCAGCTGGTGCAGTATTTATAAGAGGCATACAAGTTTATGATTCAACTTCAGCAATAACTGGTACAAATGTTTGGTTAGAAAAGAAAGATGTAACATATCTACAAGAATATATATCATCAACTGCATCTGCTAAAAGAGGACAACCTAAGTATTATGCTATGTTTGGTGGTGGAACAGGAGAGTCAGATACCACATCTGGTAGAATGATGTTTGCTCCTGTGCCTGATACAACATACAAATTTAGAGTGCATTATAATGCAGCTCCTGCATTATTAGAGAATAATGACACTAATTATATCAGTCTTAACTTTCCAAATGGTCTATTATATTGTTGTTTATCAGAAGTATATGGGTTCTTAAAAGGTCCAATTGATATGTTGACATTATATGAAAATAAATATAAACAAGAAGTACAAAAGTTTGCTAATGAGCAAGTTGGAAGAAGACGAAGAGATGACTACACTGATGGCACTGTTCGTATACCAGTAAACTCAGCAAACCCGTAGGAGATTAAATTATGGCAATATCATCGGCAGTATGCACAAGTTTTAAAGTAGAACTTTTAAAAGGGGTTCATAATTTTAGCGCATCAGGTGGAAACACTTTTAAAATAGCATTATATACAAGTTCAGCTTCTTTAGGAGCTAGTACAACAGCTTATTCAACATCAAATGAAATTAGTAATACATCCGGATCATCTTATACAGCTGCGGGTGCAACGCTTACAAGTGTTGATCCAGCCGCTTCAGGCACTACAGCAGTTTGTGATTTTAATGATGTAAGTTATACAAGTGCATCTTTTACAGCTAATGGTGCATTAATATATAATGACTCTGCTTCTGGTGATCCTGCATGTGTAGTAATCGCATTTGGTGGAGACAAAACTGTTTCAAGCGGAACTTTTACAATTCAATTTCCAGCAGCAGACGCAAGTAACGCAATCATACGATTAGCATAAGGAGTAAGTCCTTATGGCCAATACTTGGAACCAATCAGGCACAACCTGGAGCACTGGCCGTTGGGGCACAACGGATGCCATAACAACTGGTTGGGGTGCCGACACTTGGAATGATGGTGGTTCTTGGGGTCAAGCTAATGATGAAATAGCAATTTTAACAGGTCAAAGCATAACTTCTTCTGTAGGTGAAGTAGTTGCATCTTCTGAACAAGGTTGGGGTAGAGCTGGTTGGAGTGAAGAACCTTATGGAGAAAGTTTTAGTCCTGTTGTATCTGTAGATGGATTATCAATAACATCATCGGTAGGTTCTTTATCAGCTTTTAATGAACAAGGTTGGGGTAGAGATACTTGGAATTTTGAAAGTTGGGGTTTTTCTGGTTTAACTGTAGAAGTAACTGCACCTGATGCTATTACATCAAACTTAGGAGCCAATGGTTGGAGTAATGCAACTTATGGTGAAAACGGTTGGGGAATGTTTACACTTAACCCTGCTGATGTAGTAGGGTTAACAGGTGTTTCTTCAACATCTGAAGTTGGTTCACCAACAATTATATTATCACCTACAGTATCAGTGTCTGGATCTGCTGCAACTTCTTCTGTTGGATCTGTAACAGTTAATGACATGGCTATTGGTTTAACAGGCCAAGCAGCTACGTTTTCTGTTGGAGCACTAGCATTTGATTTAACCTCTGTAGTAACACCAACAGGTCAAGAAGCAACCTCAAATGTAGGTGAATTAGTAGCAGGTATTGTAGAATTTGTACCAATAACGGGAGTGTCAACAACAGCATCTGTGGGTTCAATAACTCTAGATCAAATGACAGTAAGTTTTGATGGTGTTTCTGCAACATTTAGTGTAGGAACTTTAGCACCTGCTGATGTAATGGGATTAACAGGCGTTTCTGCAACCGCTTCTGTAGCAGCATTTGGTACTGCTTCAGGGTTCGGAATTCAATCATATCAAGATGTTGACACAGGTTCAAATACAACATATAGTGACGTTGCATAGGAGATAAAATATGGCATCAACATACACGGGACTAGGAGTAGAACTTCAAGCAACTGGTGAAAACGCCGGAACATGGGGAACTAAAACTAATACAAATTTACAAATTTTAGAACAAATATCAGGTGGATTTACACAACAATCAATAGCAGGAGGAGCACAAACTACAGCTCTTTCAGTTTCAGATGGATCAACTGGTGCAACTCTTTCTCATAGAATGATTGAGTTTACAGGAACTATTTCTGGAAACCAAATTGTAACTATACCTTTAGATGTTCAAACATTTTATTTTATAAAAAATTCAACTTCCGGATCACACACAGTACAGTTTAAATATGCTTCCGGGTCTGGAGATACATTTACTTTTGCTGCTGCAGATAAAGGAACTGTAATTTTATTTGCTTCTGCAAACGATGGCACAAACCCAGATATTATTGATATTGGAATGGGTAATGTAACACTTACTGGAACAGAAACTTTAACAAATAAAACTTTAACTTCACCTAAAATAGGAACATCTATTTTAGATACTAATGGTGCTGAATTATTTCAATTAACAGCTACAGGAAGTAGTGATTCAAATATTGATATAGCTATTAAACCAAAAGGAACTGGTGAAACTGTTTTTGGAACAGGATCAGCAAATGCTACAATAACATCCAGTGGAGCACACGATTTAATATTAGATACTAATTCTGGAACAAACTCAGGAACAATTACAATTACAGATGCAGCTAATGGAGATATAACTATCGCTCCTAACGGAACTGGAATTGCTAAAGCAGTAGACGCAGCAGATGCTACTGGTGCAATTAAAATTGCAGGAAAAGAAACTATGTGGGTTCCTGCTGTTGCTATGTATCCAAACACTACATCCGGTTGTGCAGCACTAGCACAAACAGAACTTAGTAATGGACCAGAACTTAAAACATTAGATTTTGACAAAGACTCAGATGAGTTTGCACAGTTTGCTGTTGCTTTTCCTAAATCATGGAATGAGAGTACAGTAACTTTTCAAGCATTTTTTACAGCTAACTCAACAAACACAGGAACTACATCATGGGCTTTACAAGGAGTAGCACTAGCAGATAATGGAGATTTAAACACTGCATTTGGTACTGCAGTTGCACCTACAGCCAAAGCAATGAGTGGTACAGCAAATGATTTAGCGGTAACAGCAGAAAGTGGAGCAGTAACAATAGCGGGTTCACCTAGTACAGATGAATACGTATTCTTTCAAATATCAAGAGATGTTTCTGCAGACGATTTAACAGCTGATGCAAAACTATTAGGGGTTAAAATATTCTTTACTACTGATGCTGCCAACGACGCATAATAGGAGCAATAGATGAAAGATTTTAAATTAGGAACCTTTCCAGTAAATCAACCAAAATCAACACGACCAAAAACTAGAAGTTTTGGCTATCAAGTTTTAGGTTTTGGTTCAGGTGGTCCAGTTTTTGGAGGTATTTGTGCTACTGGTGGTAACAGCACAGTTGATGTAGGAATTTATAAAGTACACGTATTTACAGGCAACGGAACTTTTACAGTTAATTCAGTTGGAGATGACGATAGCGCTTTACAATATGTAGTTGTAGCGGGAGGAGGCAGCGGCATGGGAGGCGGCGGAGGTGCCGGAGGTTATAGAACTTCTGTTGACTCAACTACAGTTACTGCAACTGCTCAAGCATATCCTATTGTTGTCGGAGCTGGTGGTACAGCTCAACAATGTACTAGTACTGACACAGGAACTAATGGTGCCGCATCAAGCGGATTAGGTATTTCTTCAGCAGGTGGTGGAAAATGTCCTGCTTTTAACGTTCCTACAAGAAATGGTCAAGCAGGAGGATCTGGTGGAGGAGGCTCGGGTTCACCCGCAGCATCGTCTGGTGGTGCTGGAAACACACCTCCAGTTAGTCCCTCACAAGGTAATCCCGGTGGAAATGGTGCTCATGGGCCACCCCCAGGAGGATTTAATAATACAGGTGCTGGTGGCGGAGCAAATGCTGCTGGATCTACTTTTGTTGGAGGACAAGGAAGAAATTCTCATACTCCTATTTTTGGATCTGCACCTCAACCATTTTATATTAGTAATCAACCTAGATGTCCTGTTCCAGGAGCGACTGATAGATTCGCTGGCGGTGGCGGAGGAGTTAGACAACAATCAACAGCTTCACCCCCTGCATCAAGTTCTGGAGACGGTGGAGGAGGAGACGCTCAAGCTCAAAGTTCTCCATTCCCAGCGGTGGCTTCAGGTGTAGCAAACTCTGGCGGTGGCGGAGGAGGAACTATTGATACTAATTGTAGAAATGGAAATGGAGGAAGCGGTGTTGTACTTATAGCGTACAAAACAGCTGCTGCATAATTATTATGGCACACTTTGCAAAAATATCAGAGGAAAACGAAGTTTTATCTGTTGTGGTTGTTGACGATAAAGATTGTCAAGATGAAAACGGAGATGAACAAGAATCAATTGGTCAAGCATTTTTAGAAGCTAATAATAATTGGCCTGCTAATTTATGGATTAAAACTTCTTATTGGACTTTTTCTAATTCTCACTCAACTGGTGGAACTGCATTTAGAGGAAATTTTGCTGGCATAGGTGGAACATGGGATTCTGAAAATCAAATATTTTGGCCTTCAAAACCTTTTGCAAGCTGGGTAAAAAATATAGCAAAAGCTTCTTGGGAATCTCCTTTAGGAGCAAAACCCTCTATAACTTCAGAGCAACAGTCTCAAATTGATGCTGGCACTCATTCACATGGTTATGTATGGGATGAAGACGCTTATCAAGCGGATAACAATACAGGTTGGATTTTAAATAGTATAACTTTTTAATGTTAGACCATACACTTGTTGTTAGAAAGTTTTTAAGTGATGAAGAGTGCAACTCTCTTATAGAAATTTATAATAAAAATAATAAAGTTATTGATAAAAACTGTGGGTATAATTGTTGTTCAATAGACAATAATATTTTAAATAATAAATTAAATAATGTAGTAAAATTGTATACTGACAAGTTTCCTGAAATTTATTATACAAAAGATAAATGGTTTTTAAATGAACTTAGAGTAAAACATTTTAAACCAAAAAAATATTTTAAAGATTGGCATTCAGAACATGGAATTGAATCTCCATTAAGAATACTAGCAGTTCAAATTTATTTATCTGATCACAATTGTGGAACAAAATTTTTTAATGGAGAAACTATAAAATCAGAAAAAGGAAAATTAGCAGTTTGGCCTGCTTATTTTACACATACTCACAAGGGAGAACCTTGTCCAGATAACAAAGATAGGTATTTACTATCGTGGTATTATAGTTTTAACTTGAAAGAATAATAAAATTTAGTATATTATTTTACGTATGAAAGAGAGAAAAATAAATTATAATGTGTCTTTTTGGGGACCGCTTTTATTTAAAACAGTGTTATCAAATGAAGATGTTAAATCTTTATTATCAATATGTAACAAAAACACATCTCATCATAAAAGGCTAGCTGGAGTTATTAAAGAAGAATATACATTAAATAATGCATCCTTTGGAAATATTGTTAGACCTTATTTAGAAGTTTTTATGGAAGCTTATAATGAGTATTACAATATAAAACATTCTACTGACATATATATAAAACAATGTTGGGTAAATTATATGAAAGCAGGAGATAGTAACCCAACACATATTCACAATAATTGTAATTGGTCTAGTGTTTTATATTTAAATGTTCCAAAAAAAATAATAGACGAACAAAATAATTTTGAAGGCACTGGTGGAGGACCGGGTTCAATATCTTTTATATGTGGCCCACATAACGATAACTTTATAAATCAAAAAGACTTTAGACCAAGGACAGGAGATTTTTTTATTTTTCCTGCTACATTACCACACAATGTTCCTTCATATAAATCAAACTGCACAAGAATATCTTGTGCAGCAAACTTTACTTTACAGGAAGTATGAAGATAGCAGTATTAGGAACAGGTACAGTCGGTGTGATGTCCGTGTTGCATTTTTTAAGATATATGCCAAATTCAAAAGTGCATTGTATTTTTAATCCTGAAAAAGATATATTGGGTATTGGTGAAAGCAGCAACATACAATTACCTCAACTATTATGGGAAAGTGTTAATTACAATACTTTTGGTGATTCTGAAGAAATAGACTCAACAATTAAATTTGGAGTGTTGTATAAAAATTGGAGAGAAAATGATTTTATAAGTCCCATACTACCTAATCAATATGCAATGCATTTTAATAATTTTAATTTATCGAACTCAATGTTTAAAAGAGCAAAAAATAAATATGGAAAAAGATTTAAAATAATACATAAAAATGTAAAAAATTATCA